AATGGTCCCAGCGGTTACGACATCGGTGAAAGTATCAAGGCCGGTTGCCGGAAAGTCAGTAGCCATAACAAAGTCCTTTATGAATAAGTAGCAGTCCCGTAAACTCCCGTTCCATAATAAGATTTGGATTCTCGTTGGTCATAAATGGCGTGGAGATTTATCGTCCAAAGATTTCCTCTATTTGCATCGATGCCGGGAATATAAGCAGGTCCCGATCCGATCATTTCAAGGGCAATATAATTGTCTGGAGTTAAACTGGCAAGAACATCGTATGTTTGTTGGGCTTTATTAGAACTTGTATCTGTATTGCGAACAATTATTTGCACGGAAGCAATGCGTATCATTTCGTACGCCGAACCAGCCATTGGAACCGGATCAGGCCCCGGTATAGGCAGGCTGACAAAAAGTGCATTTCTGGGAATCACATCAGTGCTGGACAGTTGAGTAAAGGGACGGAGAGGACCACGGAAGATATTCGTTCCCACAGTCCCAATCCCTTCAGTCTCCAAAACATCAGCGATATCATTTGCAACATATCTTACAGCCATTATTTTTCCTTAACTGAGGGTTGGTGTCCTGCCGATCATTACAAGCGACATCCAACAACCATCCCCGTTATCGCCATATACTTCCACATCAATGTCGAAATTAGTATCCGCAACAACCTTCAAGGTTATTTCATCGGCTGTAGATAAATTTGCAACTGCAGACACTTGATTGAACACCTGAATGGGAGCCGCAGTTCCTTGCTCTCCAACGTAAAAGCCAAGAACCTCCCCGCTCCCCAAAGTTGCCGCCGAACTACCTAATTCTATAGATAGATAAGTATTATTTCCCGACGCATTACCAGTTGTAGCAACTGTCGCATTGATCAGGTATACTCCACTCTGTTGTATTGTGACTAAATCTGAATCTCCTCCGGCTGTCCACATTGTGTCGTTATCCCAATTTTCAGCTTCCCAATCGACGATATACGGAGCACCGCCTGTTTGTGTCCCCGGATCACTCGACCGATAAACTTTGCAAGTAGCCCGTGCTCCCATCGCTCTTTTTTCAAGCTCGTTTATTAAAAGAGCTGTAATGGGATCAGCCACTGACCAATTAGTCGCTTCAAAATCTGTAAAAGCCATTTCTTATCCCGCGGTTATGGTAACAGTCCATGTAAAAGTGATGGCAAGACTTGACGTTTTAGTGATGATAGGATCCAAGATTACATGCGCGAACATTTCATTATCTCCTACTACATTTGCATAAAACAAGCCCGCTTCTTTGATGATATTATTATCTGTTGGGGAAGTAGCATTTCCCGTTCCCGAAGACAAAAAATACTTGTAATCTACCTGATAATTGATTGCCGTATTTGCTTCAGTTATTGCTTGCAATCCCGTTGAAGAAATTGACCCCAGTGCTGTATCAGTTACATCCGCGGCAGTATTGTCAGACCCCCATGCAAACCAGACATTATTTAAAGGGGAACTGCGACCGTCACTATCCGGCTCTGCCAAAAGATCTCGGATCACATTCCGCCCATCGTTAACAATTACATTGTGAGCCGTTATGCGTTCTACAGGCAAGACTGCATCTGATTGAACATCAAACACTTCTACAATCACATTGTCTTTTATATAAATCGGCATCATATTCACGACACCTCCGAGTAAGATACTAAGGCAGGATTTACTGCCCCCTCGATGTAAAAAGTTGAGCCAAGTTGAGCTGGAGTTCCCAAGCCTCCGTCAACCAGTTCAAACGTATTAGCAGTTAAGGTTGTCGTTGTGTCAATGATCACTGCATTGTCAAATATCGTGGTTTTATTAGCGTTTTGCAAATCTTGAAAGTATTTCTCCCATGACCCCAAAGCCTCACCGCTTGCTGATTTGATCGAATATCTCAGTCGCCCTTGCCCTATGTCCTTCGCCGAGACATTCTCTATTAGATAATTTGCATCAATTGACGCACCGTCCACATCAATGCGGTCCAGTGTTGTTGGCTGGAGGGTCCCAGCTAAGAAACCAGCGGTATCAGTTTGATACTGGACAGTGTTAGGCATAACTCCAAACTTAGACAACATACCAGTAATATAATTGTCTATCGTATCACTGCCTAACATATCTGCCACATTGTCCGCTGTCTCATATCTACCACTTCCTCCCTCGATAGCGATTCGGGCAGTTATTTGAGACGCCGACTCGTCTGAGGCTGTTGTTGTATATAGTCCCAAGTATGTGACCCGCAAAGATGACCCGTCTGCGAGTGTTCCCGTCACTCCCTTCTCGCCTGAATTATAATTAAAGTCAGCAGTCGTTCCCTCCACTTCTATTGAAACGTCACTTCCATTCACGGTTGCTGTAACATTTTTCCCTATTGGGTAATACGTTTCAAATGTTGTCTGAAGGCCATCGCCTGTCCATCCATCCGTCCGGGACGTAGCATATCCATATCCATCCTTTGCGTATTGAACATTTCTGTATTGTTCACGGGACTGAGTAACAGTGAGGCTGTTGTGGATTGCGATGGAGGAAGAGTCGTCCGTCAGAGCTGTTGCAGTTACAGAGGCATCTCCTCTTTTTGCGAATGTCAATCTTTTATCAGACCCGATATTCCAAAAGTAAGTTCCTAAAACTGCAAGCCTGTTCAAGGCCTCTTTTGCTGTTATGAAATTAAACTTAATTTCTTCTATAACGTCACTGTTGTCTGGTGTGGACTTAGTAAAAAGTATTCCTTCATCGGTGGGCTTGTTTACTTGTTCATAAATGATCTCGTAAACGAGAGATTCAATACTGAGGTCAGTGTAATGTTGTGCCACCAAATGCCTGTCGAGAACTTGATTGTAATCTACACAGACACATTCATAGAATACCGCTGAGTTTACTCCGGGAAGAGAGATATTGATAGAGTCAATCGATCCAAAGAAATAGACAGTTGAATTCCCATCCGTGATCTTGACAGGCTGTCCTGTTTTGGGAGCCGTTAATGTAGCCGTAGGATCTACCATTCTGAATGATGCTTCAGAAGGCATATCAAGGGTTTGGGATAAAGACAAGGATCTATTGGCAAGATAGGCAGTTTTGTCTACAAACGCTACCCCAGCGTTTTCTGATATAAGTAAAGTCAACGCCATATGAATCAGCCTATTCCTCTTCTGCGTAATTGATTCACCAGTTGATCTCCAATATCGTCTATCCCTACTGACCCAAAAACATTGACAGTCAGACTGATCCCGCCGGCTGAACCGGCATTCCCCCCTAAGGGAACAATGGCTTCAGGCCCTGCTTCACCCATAATCCCCCTCATTCCAGAATGCAATCCCACCATTGCCGTGGGTTCTTTGACGATTCCCCCTTCAGCAAACCCGAAGAATCCCCCTATCGCACCGCCAAGAGCCTTCCCTACACCTGTGAATCCTGAAAACGATCCACCAGTCAATGCGTTTATCAGTGCCAATGCGGCCTTTTTAGCGACCATCTTCAGTATTTCCATCGCAAAACTTTGAAAAGCTAACTTTGCTAAATTTGCGGCACCAGAGAACTCTCTTAAACCGACTGCCATTTCCAACAGTCGGTTTCCAAAGTTCCCCATTGTATTAATAGCAAGTCCCCCAACAACAACAGCAGTCTGACTGACCTCTTTAAAGGAATCTCCGAACCCTTTATTCCAATCCTTTGCAAGCTGCCCGGTGTGTTTGTGGACAGTCACTACGGATTTCAGATAAGCTGCATGAGCATCAGCATTGAATTTTGTCATAAAAGCAGTAATTTGATTCGAATCAAACGGAACCATTATATCCGCAAACGAAACATCAGGATTCGTAAGGTCTTCCATACCCGGGGAAGGCTTGTAATTTTGAAGGCGTTCCATTCGCTTCCGTTGTTCTTCTATTTTATCAAGTTGTTCTTCAGTTAAAGGCGGAGATGGGATGGGAGGTTTCCATGTTGCTTCAGTAGGGCCAAGTGCTTCTCGAAGCCCCGCAATTTGGTTCTTATATTCTGCGATTAATTCAATCATTCTCCGTACAGCGGGTCCATCTTGGTCTAACTTTCTTTCCTCTGGTTTCCATTGGGGATCGTCTCCGAAAAGAGTCATATGCGCCCCACCTTTTGCATTCTTTCTGCTCTGTTCAAGCAAGAACTCTTGTGCAATGAGCAGGCCTTGAAAGTGAAGCATTTCAGTGTTAAGTCTTTGTATCTCTTCGAATGCTTTTGCTGTTGCGATTTCTTTTGTAGCCTCCGCAAACTCCTTAGTATTTTTCGCCAGTTTTTCGGTGTCGTCTTTCGATTCCATTAATTTGTCCCACGGGATTAGAAACTCAGCCAATAACCCCACGCCAACGGCCAACAATCCAATTCCCGTGGAACCAAGCAAAAGTCTTATCTGAGTTTTCAATGCTGTGGTTGAAACTGTCGCCGCAATGATGGCTGAGTTATAAACTGCGATTGCGACCTTCATTGAATAGAAAGCGGTAACAGATAAGGCGCAGGCTCTCAAAAGCGACGTTATATCCTCAACGAGGGCTTTTACTTTTTTGGGTGAAGCCACTAATGCACCGAGCCATTTGTTGATCGCTTCAAACCCTTTTCCTAAGACTGCGTTCAGCCCTCCCTCTTCTCCGATCATCCGTGCCAATTGTTCAGCACTGTCAACCATATTAGACATTTGTCCATCGAGTGTCTTCATCTGGTCTGCCATTGCCCCAGAGAAATCTGTTTCGCCAAGTCCAAGTAAATATTCTTGAACATCCTCAGCAGACTTTTTGATAGTGGTCGTTATTCCTCTGAATGTAAAACTGACATTGTCCCCTTCAATCTTTGCCTTGATACCGAATTCTTTTAAGCGTTCAAACTCACCAGTCGCGGCATCAGCCACTGCTTCAATCATCTGATCCATACTTTTTCCCATAGCAGACGCAGTATCGCCATACGCACGCAATGCTCGTTCGCTTGGGTCAAGTCCAAATGCTTTTAATTTAATGAATGATGTCGCAACTTCGGAGATTTGAAACGGGGTTTCAGCCGCAAACTTAGTGATCTTCGCAAAAGCCTTTGTTGCGTTATCAGCTGATCCTGTTACTGTTTTTAAAGATGCCTTCAGTTTTTGAGTTTCTCTGTTTACAGCAAAGATGCCTTTAAAAAGCATTCCCCCTGCAAACGCAAGACCAAGAGATCCTATCGCCCTTGTCAACTTAGCGGTACTTTTTTCCATACCGTCAGTTGACTTCCGAGCCTTTCTCATAGCTGCGTCGAGGCCACGAGAATCACCCGTCATTTTGACTTCTACATCGCCGACTACAGCCACGGATTAATTCCCCATCTTGCTTTTCATAGATGCTTTTCGATGTGCCGCTTCCTCATCTTCCTGCTCCAAGATATAGAATGCTATCCATTCTGTGAGTTCACGACTGGATATTCTTTGCAACATTTGACATACTGTCATTCCCAAATCTCGAGCCAACCTAAAATAGAAGCGGCGGGAAGGTTGCCCGTGTCTTAGTTTTTTGCCAGTTCCTTCACATCGTTATCGCCTATCCCAGATGCTTTTCGGGCAGTGTCAAACAATATATCTAACACTGCTCCTGATTTCTGCCCGAGAAGTTCTACCTGAGAATCATTGAAGATACGATTCCCTTCTTCATCAACGGCGCACATTGAAACAAGTTTTGCCCGAAGATTTCTAAAATCTATCCTGCCAGAATCTGAATCCATGCCAGAAACATTGGCCTCAAAAGTATCACGTTCAATACCCGTCATTCCCCGAATATAAACTCCACTGTTCTTTCCCCACTCAGGAGTAGGTATCCAAATACGAGGAAGATCATCTGCTTCAAAAATAGATTCTGCCTTTAAGGATTTCTTGTTCTTGTTCATATCGTCCCCCTGTTCAATTCTAAGTAATATCCGTTTTAACTATCTCGCCCGAACATTGCCAATCAGTAGCAATTGACATTAAGCCAATCGGGCCAGTAATGGAATAGTTCGTCATCATGCAATCAGTAGCGTATTTGTTGCCAGTAGTTTCCCCTGTTGGGTAATACTCTGCATTCAAGGTTTCTACTGTGTCATCGCTGTAAATAACCTCAAGATAATCTACCAGCGTATTGTCAAATTCAAACTCCGCAGAAAAGTTCCCGTTGCGAAGATCCTTGATGAACGTTTTAGCATCGCTCCCAAGTGTCGTCGTCTCAAGAACAGGCTGTTCACGATTCAATCCCAACGCACTACCACCTACATACGAGGACACATCGGTTACAGCTCCGCCACCGACAACAACTGAAATCTTTAATACTTGATTCTTTCCATGTCCAGCAGCCATAATAAAACTCCTTAAATCTAATCAATACTGACGAGAAGCGAAAGTTACCGCCAACGTCACCGAAGGCGTTGATCCACCTATCGTATAAGTGGCACGAACATATCGCTCCATTGTAACGGCTGATTCCTTGCGTTCTGCCGTTGCACCCCCTGCAACCGTGACCGTGCTGAATGTTGCAACTGTCGCAGGAGTAAGCATCGCGGCATCCGTATCTGTTTCGACTGTGACAACAAGTGTTGCCAATGTCCCAGAAATGGTCGATACATGTAACTGAGAGATCGATCCACCGGGAGCCGTGGCAGTAGCCCCACGATCAAATATATCCCCGTTAGCTGTGCTTGTCGCCGTTGTGAGGGGTAACAATAAGATCCCTTGCTCCACTGCGTTTTCTACGGCGTTAACCTCTGCATCAAATCGAACCAATTCAGTAACGCTGCCATTGATAGCCACTGTCGATTCTGATCCGTAAATCATATTTGCCCTCGATCCAGCGGCAGTGCCGTAATTCACGGAGATTATTGGATTTTCGTCATTTGCGTAATCGTTATCCAATGCATCAATTGACGTATTTTCATAGAATCCACTGAACGACATCGATCCATTGCGTTGGCCTTTTACATACGTTCTGTCCGTAGCACCCAACGTTGTTGTCTCAAGCGGCGGACGCTCACGGCTGACACCCACCGAATCGAGATACGATGTGAACGGGATTTCGTGGAATAAAACTTGAATAGACTTTCCAGTTAAAGCCATTTAGAAGCCCCTCTTTACCTCAATTTAAGTCTTCTCAACACAGAATCTTTTATGCGATCGGAAAGGTCACGCAATCTCTTCTCCCACGGCTGTTGAAGATACTTGCCCTGAGTGCCGGGTGCACGATAATTTCGAGTCACATCCTCATGAACTTCTAATGCGTATTCTGTATAATATCCAAAAGTATAGCCTTCGGATACCTGCCGTATATTCCGAGATTTAACCAAAGTAGAAGTGTCCACGGGAACAAGGGGATTGCTTTCAGAATCCAGAGCCTGCATTTCCTGCAACAAAGCCTTGTCTAATGCCCTCCCAACCAAAAGTTGGATCTTCAATAGATCAGCATCCAATTCCTTTACTCCCTTTACCTGCATCTTGAATGCTTTTGCCATTTATAGAATCACTTTATAAACTGTTTGGCCGCTCCCCAGACCCGTAGCTGATTGAACAGAAGAGGGGCTATGGGCAAGGTCAGTATTTGCTGATGAATCATTCGGAAGCCACAACCTATCTTCTCGTTTGATTTCGGTCAGCGTGATAATCTCGGCTCGGTATGAAACTGATTGAGAATTGCCAGCAGATGAGAGGCTGTCCATTTCATCGACTTTTGCAGTGATCGCAACGGGGGAACTAAAAGTGAATTGCCCATCAGAATCAACACCAGAAATCGCGGAGTGATAAATCGTATCTACCAAAAGTTGATCGATCATATTAAAAGACAGACTCCAGATTATCCATGCGTTTATATTCATTCAATACTGACCAAATGAATGGACTTATCCCACCTTCGTGTCTGTTGAAACTCATAGATACGCCCAAAATAGATTCTGATCCTATTTCAGCATCTGTACCTTTTTGTCGCCACATTCCAGACACCATTTTAATGCACGCAGATTCGAGATCAAAAGGAAGATCTCGGGTCAACGCACCATCGTCTGCGGCCTGTTGCGGGGTGATCCATCCACCCGTATAAGTAACTTGATATCGAGTGAACTCAGTAGCTGAAACTTCAACAGAATTCCAGCCTGAAGATTTGTAAATGGCGCCTTGATTTGAATCCCAAACTTCATAATCAGACGCCGTTACCGTTGAATTGTCACCCAACCATACAACAGATGCAATTGACGATAACGGCGTCCTCGAAATATACAAAAAGGAAGATGTGCGAGAGGAACCATACTGCCCAACCCGACCCGTTGATGCGACCTTTTCTATAATAGAAGCACCGTAATAAATTTTACGGCTGATGTACTTCTCGATTTGATCGCTTGCCGTGTTGATATATCTGGTCAGTTCAGCATCTTGTGCCGCAGCAGTGAGTGATAACTCAGTCTCTACCGACGAGATAGTTGTCAGAGCATTAGACGCTAAAGCCATCTCGCATCTCCTTGTTCATTTACCCCTGAGTACCTTTCCTGAACGCATCCGGGATGATTGTCAATCCACCAAAACGAGCTTTGCAATAGAAATTGACTTGCCCGGTCGATGCAGAGGAATACGGATCGCGGAAAACTTCAAGACTGGCTCGTTCAACGAGTGCGTAGAATGACCAATTGCCAACTACCACTGAAATATTTCCAGTTGTTGGAGCGGCCATTTTATCGCTCAGCAAAACTCGTTTCCCATATAAGTCACCATATGGAGCAGATCCTCGAGGAGTTGGTATGAATGA